GAGTTTTCTCAGTTTATCGAGAAACAGGCTTCAACAACAGGTCTACAGTGCATGGATTTGCTAGTTGATTATTGCGTGAAGAATGAGATTGAAATGGAATCAGTATCGGTTCTGTTGACTACTTCACTCAAGGAAAAGATTCGCGCGGAAGCAGAAGAACTAAATATGTTAAAGCGCAAGGATGGAAAGCTCCCCTTCTAATGGACTCTTTCGAAGTTTATCGTGTCTATATGTCACTCAAACTTCATTTTACTTCCGATGATTACGACATCACAAAAACAAAATCCGGTGTTAGATGTAAACGAGAAACATTCCTTAAACGCAAGGATGTTCTATTGTTTCGTAAGTTAGCCAAGCGATTTAGTTTTACTGAAATGGTAGACTATTTCGTGGCCAACTTTGTCAATGGACATAACGGGTTATTTGATGCCGAAAGTGATAACGTATATCGGGATTGGAAGTCTAGAAAAGAGAAGTTGACATATCTGTTCACACAAGATATCTCCACACTTATGTTAGAGGCTGAGAAAGCAAATGTTGACCCTTTGATTAGTGATGGTCAACATCCCTTAGCATTAAAACTGTACCTTGGTAAAAAAATTAGTCTTGAAACCTTAGTTATTCTTGACAAATTATTTGATTTCGTGTATAGTAACAATACTACGTTAGCAAACGATTTTATATGGAAAGATGTGTCCCGTTTGATAACAAAGTACCGTGTCTTCATCAAATTTGATAAAGACAAATTCTCTCAACTATGGATCAAGGAGAAAGGCCAAGTGGTCTGTTAAATGAGTCATTCTAAGCGTAGAGACTTCGATTATGAACCTCGTGTCAAAGAAGTTCGCAAAGGTGTTGATAAATCTAATAAACACCGTAAAAACCTGTATAAATACTCTGGTAGTCAAGAAGAAGATTTCGATGACTACGATGATTATGATACACAACGCAAATATTAACGCAATACAACGCAATACAACGCAAAATAAGGAATACAAATATGTCTTTTAATTCTCTCTCGGAACTCCGTAAGAACCGTGGCAACTTCGACTCACTCATGAAGGAAGTCGAAAAGATTGCAAATCCCACAAACGAAAAGCGCGGCGATGATGACCGCTTCTGGAAGCCTTCTGTAGATAAGGCTGGCAATGGCCAGGCTGTTCTTCGTTTTCTTCCTGCACCTCCAGGCGAAGAACTTCCCTGGGTTCGTGTGTATGACCACGGCTTTCAGGGTCCAACTGGTAAGTGGTATATCGAAAACTCGCTGACCACTATTAACAAGCCAGACCCTCTTGGCGAACTCAATTCAGAACTCTGGAATTCGGGTATCGAAGCCAACAAGGAAATCGCTCGTAAGCAGAAGCGCCGCTTGTCGTATATCTCTAACGTTCTTGTTGTTCGTGACCCTTCGAACCCTGAGAACGAAGGTAAGGTCTTCCTCTATAAGTATGGTAAGAAGATTTTTGACAAGATCAAGGACGTAATGCAGCCTACCTTTGAAGATGAGAAGCCGGTTAATCCGTTCGATCTTTGGGAAGGCGCTAACTTCAAGCTCCGTATTCGTCAGGTAGAAGGCTATCGTAACTACGATAAGTCAGAATTTGACGGTAATACACCACTTGATGAAAATGAGGATAAGCTAGAAGCCGTCTGGAAGCAGACACACTCACTGGCTGCTTTCCTTGACCCCTCGAACTTCAAGTCTTATGATGAACTCAAAGCCAAGTTGAATACTGTTCTCGGTGCAGGTACCCGTGTGCCTACCGCAGAGAAGGTAAATCCGCTTGATGCAGAAGATGAACTCTTCGTTGAAACCAAGATGAAGACGGCTGCTAAGGCAACCGAAGATACTCCACCTTGGAGCGATGAAACTAGTGACGATAATATGAGTTATTTCGCAAGTCTTGCGGACGACTAAAAGAGAAAGGGGCGCTTAAAGCGCCCCTTTTTTATGCCATTGCTCGTTTTAGAGCAAATCTCATCCAACTACTTTCATCGTCTCTAACATAAGATTTGGTATTTGGTACTGTAGTGCTTTCTGGTTTGGCACCACCTCCTCCACCCTGATTAATAATAGTAGGTGGCGGAACATTTACCTTCATCTGATCTTTAGCTTTTTCTGTTCCTTGCTCTAGGATGCCGCTATCAGGATTTTGACCAGATTCTACTTTCTTCTCATCGCCGCCAGACATCCAATCCCATGCTTTAGATGCACCTACTGCGGCTAGACCTACACCCCCTAAACCTGCAGCGGCCATCAATGGATTCTTCTTCACAAATCCTGCAGCACGACTGAATATACCGCCACCTGGCTTACCTTGAACGGCAGCTGGCTTTGCTGCTGGCTTTGCTGCTCCCGCGGCACCTTGTTCTGCTTGCCCCGGTACACCACCTAATGCACCCATATCTCTAGCAGCAAGTGCAGCATCAATACCTACAGACGCGGCCGTTCCTATTCCGGGAATTGAGCCTGCTACACCAGAGAGAAGTTCGCCGCCAGCACCTAGAAAGTCTCCTTGCATCGCTCGTTGTGCGGCGAATGCCCCACCCGCTAAAATACTTACGCCGGGAATCTTTTTCAGCAATGATTTACCAACTGCTTTTGCACCTACTTTGGCAACACCCTTGGCGGCAACTTTCTCACCAGCTTTTACTGCGGTCTTTTCGCCCGCTTTAGTCGCACCCTTCTCGATAGCTTTAGCTTCATTTTTAGCACCTGAACCACCCGCGTCTACTAGGTCAGTAGCGGTCATCGCAGCATTTGTGGCTACATTCGCAGACGAACTTTCTGTGTCATCACTTGCAACCATTGCTCCTAGACCAATAGCACCCGCGCCAGATGCTAATGCACCTAATATGCCTCTTCCTTTACCAGGTTTTCTTCCAGCAGGAAGGTCTGGTGTTCTTTTTGCAAATCTACCTTTAGCATCTCTAGGCTGACTTCTAGCTCTATCTGATTTACTTTGTTTACGATTGTCGGGAGCATCTAAACTGCCACCGCGTTTTCTGCTTGGCAAATCGATATCGATGCTTGGAAATCCACCGCTATCTCCGCCCCCAGATTCGCCCCCGATATTATCCATGGAGTCTGCAATTTTTTGCATACTCTTATTGATAGCATCGATAAGTTCTAATGTCTGTTTCGATGTATCAGATATGCCCTTTATAACTTCCGTCTGTTCTTCAATCGCATCAACTACGGGACTGTCTGTTAGCCCAGCTGAAACTTCTTGCATATCGCTACCAGTATCTGTTACTGGTGAGGCTATTTCAGCCGCCGCTACAGGTTTGTCAGGAATAATACCGGTCTTGTTGTTTCTATCTTCGTAATCTTTTTCTATCTCAGCATTGATATCTTTCAACGATACTGGCTTACCAGCTTTACGATATGAAATATCTTTTTCGGAAGCGGGTGCAATACCTTTTTGCGCCAACATCTTCTTCTGATCTTCTGTCAGGTCTACCATTTTTTCCGCTTCTGGTGCCCAACCCTGCTTTTCTCGCTCGACACTTCTTTTGGCTTTATCAGATGTAAATATTTGGTCGCGGAAACTACCCTCTTTACCTTTTAATACACCCTTAGCGAATTCTTTCATTGCACCCTTTGCGCCTTGACGTAGCGCGGTGCCAAAGGCTCTTACTCCGGTCTTCTTTGTATCAATAGGTTCTTTATTTCCTAAAGCCCGACTAAATCTATTAGCAAAAGTATCTTTATCACCGCGAAGATCCATCTTATTGACACGGAAATGTTCGTCCTTGGCTGCCTTAGCAGTATCTCCAAATCGTTTAGCGCCTTCAATATTCCCAGATTTTTCTGCTAATGCTTGACCCTTCTTTGCCAGATCGACAACTTCTTTGATACCCTTATTGAAGCCCTCTAGATTCTTTTCAGTTAGTTTACCAATTTCGGTAACTAGGTCTGTCATCATCTTGTGTTCTGCTTCACTAAACTTTTCCAAGTCTTTGCTTAGATTGTCTGTTGCTGCCGAAAGTATCTTACCCGCGCTCTCACCGTCTACTCTCGTGATTGATAGCGGACTAGTAGAATCTTTAATTTTGTTTAACTGCGGTTCTTTTCCTTTTCCCGCGCCAGTTGAACTCAGTAACTTCTTGATATCACGCCCGAGTTGGGCCATTTCATCCAGACGTTCGACAATAGGATCTGGCCCATTATTTGGGGCAGTCTGTAGTCTATCTGATAGTCCTTGTAAGTTACTGGCCATTTCTTAATAATCCTGTTGATTTCTCTCTGCTTTTTTCTTTAAATGTGTCATCAACAAACCGATGTAAACTTCCCTTTCCCATGGCATCATATTTTCAAGTTCGGACAAACTGTATTTGTGTTCTTGCATTAAGATAAAGTTTGTCTTATAATGATTCATCAAATTATCATGAGAAAGGGTTATTCGAAAAAATTTTCTACACCGTCGATCAAAACTGTATTTTCTGTGCCACATTTTGCACATGCATAATCAATAGTCTTTTCAAGTCTAGGGGAAGTCTGGAAAAATTCTACAATCTTTTCAAACTGCTGGGTCGAAAGACTGTTAACAAACTTTTCTACTTCTTCTTTACCCTCATCTTCTGCGCTGTATATTTCATCTTGGTCAAAAATTTTATCTACGCATGATACCACTAGATCGAAAGCAGGCGTCTCATCGTCTACGAGAATTTCCGCTTTAGGATATTTCATAAACACACCGACATTATCAGACAACATAATCTTATTCGTGTGATTGTCTTGATGCTCTACAGTAAGCGTGTCTAGGTCCAATGTCGTTTCTGTCTTATGTCCACATTCGCCGCAAATCAGAATAAAGTCTGTCATACTACCGATAGACTGCGAACGTAAACGAATGAACGCATTCTGTAGGTCGAAGAATGGTAAATCTTTGCCGTCAATTGCGCCGGTTGAACATGTAGTAACAATATCTTGCATCGCTTTGATCATTTCTTTTGGGTCGTTAGATTCTTGAGCTAAAATAAGAATCTTTTCTTCCTTAACAAGAAATGGACGGAATTCAACTTCACTGGATAATGAATGCAACTTCACTTTGAAAGTGGGAGTATTCATAGTTGGTAATGGCATAATTTAGTCCTTCATTAATTAAACTGGTATTACGAACCATCTTTTGTAAGTAAACGTTACGGGCAATCTAATAGGTTGTGTATTGCTATTAGACATTTGAATTGGTGCGATTGACCTAGGAAATACATCCTCTATTTCCCATTTAGCAACTACTTCATCTTTATTGTTTAATGCAGTTACTATCATACTGCCATAATAGTTGTTTGGAAAGGCAATTTCTCTAGTTCTTTTACTAATAATTCCTCTCATCCAATCACCGAAAAAGTCTTTTGCTGCCCATGTAGCATCAACTAAAAACGTAAACGTAATTGAGTCTCCACCAAAATCGATAACTGTTGCACGTTGCTCGTTTAAGTTGTTGGCTCTAAACGGTTTTGTTCCAAGTAGTATTCCTGGAATCATTGCATCTTCAACGAAAAGAGATAGATGATTTGTGGAACGACCTGCGGATGTTGTGTGTGTGGCCATTCTTTGGCCACCTGCCACTCTTTTACCATCATCGCCCATCAGATTCGCTGGCGGAATTATTTGTACCTCAAATCTATGCGAACGAGCAAAATCTCTTTTGCCCATCTCAGCACGAAAATTTGCCAAGCTATTATGTGCTTGTTCCATTAAATCTTGCTCCTAGTATCTCTGAAAACAGTTTCTTTTGTTGCGCCAACAAATGCCTCAACCGGCAAGAATATCGCTGCCTTCCAATCTGCAGGATTGACTTTCATGAATTGCGATTTTACATGCGATGTCAGATAGTGCTTGATACACGGTTTAATTTCGGGCGCAGTCTGTAAACTGTTTAATAGATTATATGACAATCGCATTTTGCTAGTGGGAGTTAGCGTCTTTGAGTCCGCAAAGTTCATCAATTCACCCAAGACCTTTGCTCTTAGCATATAAGGTAAGTAGTGAACGTTGATTCCGTAGAAACCGCCTTTGGCTGGACCGAATGGTAATACTAAAGGAAAGGTATCGTAAAACGGAAGTTCGTTTTTAAACTTCGGGTCGTAGAAATACATATACATCGCGCCAATCTCTACCTTACTGGTAAGACTGCCGATATCAGATTTTAGAACGGTGTTTCCAGAAACTCTTGCGCCCACTAGACTTTTAACGTTGCGCATATACCATTCAATGGACTTCTGTCCATCTCCTACTTGCGCACGAAGTTTCTGAAAGGCGTTATTTGATGCCATTAACGGCCCTGACCTCTATACTTCTTAAAATTACGGCGCTTATGCTTGTTCATCGTGCTTAGTTTGACACCCTTGCGGCGTGGCGCAAATACTGTTTTTGAATTTCCTGATGCTTTAGCCATGGTATAATCTCCTTAGTCTATATTTATGCTTTAATTCCAAGTTCTTTTTCAGTTAATATCATAAATTCCCAGCCATTGTCTTTGCAAAATTCAGTTGCATATTTCCACTTGGCTTGATTTACTCCCCACGCAATAACTTCATTGAGAAATTGTTTTGTCTTTCTTTTAGGAATTTTGGGTTCTCTGACGAACTTGGCTGGTTTAATTTCAATCAAGTATTTTTTTACTTGACCACTACTTTCTTGAACTTTCATATAAAAGTCCACAAAGTATCGATGAACTGTATTGTCTTTAGGTGAAATATAAGGAATAGCCAGCTCTTCTGACCCCCATTCCAATATGTTTGGATTACTATCGCACCATTTCATAAACTTTAATTCCCAACTAGAACGATATACAATATTGTTGGGATTCCCAATATACTTTTTAGGATTTTGTATTTTATAGAGACCCTTCATAGTCTCCTTTGTATAGGTCATATAAATAGTCCAAACTGTAAACTCAATAGGATATTTATCTTCATGGCTGACGCCCCACCACAAAAAAGAGATGCGCCCGCGGTACAGGCCACACCTGAAGTTCCGAATAGAAGATTCAATAGAGATACTTTCAATCAGGGCGAGATGGTAAATCCCTTCAATAAGGGAAGCATTTACGCATCAACAGATAATCTAAAATATCCAGAAGGATTGAATGCGCCTGAAAGTGAATACACACATTGGATTGCATTTTATCCTCTTGTTCGAGAGGGTACAGCGGCAGCCGCTGCATTGAACGGAAGAGGTGCTGTATTTGAAACTTCTGGCCAACAAAGAGTAGATGCGGAACATGCTACGGCAGCTGGTGCAGCACAGGGTGCAGTTTTGGGTGCACAAACAGCTGGCGTTGCCGGTATTGCTGGCATGAAAGAAGCTATGAGTGGTACTGGTGGTCTGTCTAGTTTCTTTAGAGCGGCTGGGGTAGCCGTCGCAAAAACTGTAGGCGGGGCAGTCATTGGGGGAGCAGGGGGCGCGGCATTGAATGCAATCGGTGCAAGAAGACTGATTATGGGAGCTAAGGCTGTCGTTTTAGGCATTCAAGACAAATTGAGCTATGGCTATGCTGCAAACTATGATGTTGCCGATTTGGGTGGTATTGTTGGCGCGGCCGCAACTGGAAACTTTAGCGGCGAAGCAAGTTTAGGTGAAGCCGCTTATGATACCGGCGCATTAGCCGCCAGAAAGTTGGCTAAACTTGCTGGTGCCATCGGTGGTAATTCGGTAACAAATCTAAAAGAAGCTACATCGAAAGCAGTTGAAAACCCATACAAAGAACAGCTATTCAAGAATATGGGATTCAGAAAGTTTGGGTTCGAATATAAGTTTGCACCTCGTTCATTAGAAGAGGGAAACAAAATTTTTGGAAAAAACGGAATCATCGAAACATTCATCAATCATATGCATCCAGAGCCAAGTGCCGCAGGCGTATTTTTGATTTATCCTTCTGAATTTCTGATCGTGATTTACCACAATTCGGGTAAAGAAAATAAATATGTCCGTAAAATCTCTAACTGCGCACTCACTGGTTTCAATATTGATTACGGTGCAGAAGGCTTTACTACTTTCCAGGGTACACAGGGTATGCCTACCGAAGCTACTATCAGACTAGAGTTTACAGAACTTGAAACCTTGACAAGTAAGAGAACAAAGTTAGGATATTAATAGTGTCGTATTTTAGTAATTTTCCATCAGGTATGCTTAAAATTGGAAACGAGTATAAGTATGTTACTGATATTTTTCGAAGGGTGTATACAAAAACTCCTTCCGTGAACTACTCGGAGATTGAGACTGTTACTGTTCCTGACGGATACACAATAGAACAGGCAAGCGATCTATATTACGGTGAAGCAACATACCACTGGGTAATTGCTATTATCAATAATTATGTGGATATCAGAGAAGAATGGCCAAAGTCTAATGCCGACCTATTAGAATATTGTAAACTTAAATATGGCGGACTGGAAGAAATTTATCAAGTGCATCACTATGAGGCTGATGGCCTAACTGTGCAATCTTCGTATGTGGGAACGAAAACAGAAGTTACTAACATGCAGTATGAAGAAAAACTGAATGATGTTAAACGAGAGATTAAAATATTACGCCCAGAATATTTAACATATTTTGTAAACAAATTCCAGACACTAATTTCAAGGTAAAATATTATGGACCAGTATGACGAGTCAGAATTTGGTCAACCAGAACTCGATCTAGATGCATTCAAAGAACGTTCACCTGCTTTACTGCAAAAAGCCGGAGATGTTGTTTATAATGAGGTGCTTCTGATTTCTGAGGGCGCCGGTGTGATTGATATTAAAGACTATGTAGTTGAAATCAATATCTATGAAGATATGTTTTCACCGTGTTTGCACGGAAACATCATCATTCGTGATACACAGAACTTGATTGAAAAAGTTCCTTTAATTGGGGACGAAATTTTAACGCTAGATATTTCTACACCTAAAATTACTGATTTGCCATATGACCCCACTAACTGCATTCAAAAATCTTTTGCGGTTTATGCCATCAAGAACCGAATTCTTTCGAATGAAGATAAAGAGCAATTATATGCACTGCACTTCATATCTATGGAGGGCATGAGAGATAACGTAACATATCTTTGCCAAAAATATGAAGGCACTACTGATGAGTGTGCCCAAAAAGTTTTCGATGAGGTATTTAAAGAAATACCTCGTTATCTAAATGGTAAGAATACCGAGGCAACTGCCCCTAAGACCGGGATATACATTAGCGATCAGCCGCATACTTCTAAGATTTCGTTTTTGCCGCCCATGTGGACACCATTTCAAATTATGAATTATCTGGCAAAGAGATCAATTGGTACCACGGTACCAGATGCGCCGACATATCTGTTCTACGAAACCACTAAGTCATTTTACTTCTGTTCGGTTAGCGGCCTTATCAAGTCTCAGTTAGACGCCGGATATGTTGCCAATAAATTTAAATACCGTAAGAAAGAATTTAATGAGCAATTGGGTGAAGATGCCATTCGCGCGGGTTACACTCATATTGAAAATCTAGAATTTCTAACTAACATGGATGTTCTTCAAGGTCAGGACTTGGGACATTTTGCAAGTTCTCTATGCACTCTTGACATGGTAAACAAAGAATATATTGGTACGGTATATGATCATGGATTTGAATTTCAGAAGTATCCGCATCTGGGTAATTATGAATCCACTCCTACCAGTATCACTCCTACCAAGAAAGAAAAGAAATACAATTCTATCTTTCCTGCTAATGTGATTAGATCGTCGGATAGTAAAGTATTCATTGAAACTATTCATAAGGGCGTGCTAGATAATCAGGATGATGAACTAATGAATCTTCATCCTGAAAGATATGTGCAACAGAGAAATAGCCTGTTCTCTGATATTACAACATTGAAAATGAAGATTACTGTTCCTGGTAGAACAAATATGGAAGTAGGCACGATTGTTGATTTAGATTATCCATCTGTGTCGGCTGATAGAGATAAATCAGCAAGTGAAGATATACGAGACAAATGGGTTAGTGGATATTATATGATAACTGCAATTCATCATCAAATAACAAAACTCAGACACAATGCAATATGTGAAATTTCTAAGGATTCATATTTGAATGATCTTGTTGCGGTCACTGAAAATGCACCGGTAACAGAACAGCCCGCGACAAACCCGCCCACAAATGCGCCGACACCAACCAGCTAAATAGATCGATGGAGTAATTTGTATTATGATGGATAACAGAACAACTAATAACGTTGGTCAGTTTTACTGGTGGTTCGGCGTGGTAGAAGACCGCGACGACCCTTTACGCATGGGTAGATGCCGTGTTCGTATCATGGGTTATCATATAGACAGTAAAGAAATACTACCCACAGAAGATTTACCGTGGGCATTTCCAATTATGCCCGCAAATAACCCATCTATATCAGGCACTGGCACTTCATCCAATGGTGTCGTTACTGGTACGTGGGTAGTAGGCTTCTTCGCAGATGGCTCAGACGGCCAACATCCAATGTTCTTCGGCACAGTTGGTGCTGTTCCCGGTGGACCATACGGTGACCCCTGCGCACCCGCGGGCGGCAATTCAGCAAGCGATACCGGTGGTGAGACAGGCTCTTTCGCTGAGCCAAGCGGCAATGCAAAGTCTTTAGAAGAGTATCTAGAAAAATTCTTAGATACAAATGGACCTCAATTACCCAATTGGGGCCCAATGGCCAAAGCTGCTATTATGGCACAGTGTGCCCATGAAACCGGAAACTTTGTTTACTTGAAAGAATACGGTCCAGAAAGTTATTTCACGAAATATGACCCTGGTAATCACAAAGATGCTAGAGCTAACGGAAATACCCAGGTGGGCGATGGTGCAAAGTATAAGGGTAGAGGATATATTCAATTAACTTGGAAAAATAACTACATCAAAGCAGGGGAATATATCCGAAAAGATTTACAAAATAATCCAAAACTTGCGGAAACCAAAGAGATTGCAGCAATGTTGGTAGTTTGGTATTTCAAAACCCAACGACCTAAAATCGGCAATGGTAATAAATGGGGAGATATCGTCGCGGTAACTAAAGCTGTTAACGGTGGAACAAACGGCCTAGACGATAGAAAAACTAAGTTTGCACACTACAAAAAGAAGTATGGAATAGCATAATGTCATTATTACAAGCAACAAGTCTTATTACTTCTGGCGTAAAGTCATTAAAGACTGGTAAACTGCCTGACCTCGCATCTACTGTTAATGCGCTATCCTCTGCGGGGGTTTTATCTAAAGATGAAGCCAAAGTTGTAAAAGCTGGCTTGTCTTTGGCAAACACGGTTGCACCAGGAACTTCTACAAATTTATCTATTGTTACAAATAGTCTTGCAACAGTTGGAATTTTAACCAAGACAGAAGCGACGACTTTAACTAAACAGATAAACGTATCTTCTTCGTCGCTATCAAGCAATACAACTGGTAATGTGAATAAACTACTGGGAACTCTAACTAAGTCTGGGGTTATTGATGCCAATACATCAAAGTTATTATCAAGCGGCATAAGCATTCTAACATCTGCATCCAATGGCAACGTCAACGGGGTAATTACTGGCGCATTAAAATTAGCGGGTGTTTCACCAAGTGTGGAAAAAGCCGCAAGTCAGATTATGCAGGCTGTTCCAACTACGATTGAAACTTCCAAAGCTAGTTCTGGATATCAGACAACTACTACTATTTTACCAGATATCGGTTCACCTGGCATTCTAACTAAAGATGATTGTGTTAAATTACTCACTGCTTGCCAGATGGCAATACATAAAAAATATGTAGTAAATGGTAAGCGTAATAACTGGCGCAAAGTTCACAATCGCGGTGAGTATGGTGCATATAGAATGTCCGTCTCACAATTAATAGATATTGATTTTCTAAAGCCAGAAATTCAAGAGTGGGCAGAAGAATGCATTCATTCTCGCCCCACTGGTCCTGGTGCGGCAGAAAGAGTTAAGACTTATGCCGAAGCAGTTCAAGAAACAAATGGCGACTATGATTTTGCTCCATTCAAGCGTGAAGCGGCAAACAATCTTCAATACTTCTTCCTGTATAATCCTATCCCCCTAGACCATGTTGCTGCCGTAAGAAGTATGATTACATTCATTACTTCCGAAGAGATGCAGGACAAAGCGGCATACTATTATTTGAAGAAAGCATATGCTGATTTAAGTAATGCGAAGATCGTAAACGAGCAAACGCCAAAAACTACAATTGCAGGTCTACTGTCAATTGCATTATGTGCTAAACTTGATGATGCTATTAGATTTTCTCAGGGTGTTATTAAGACTAATGCTGATGGTATTTCATCGAAGTATTGGTATGATACTGGTTGGAATGCTCTCGCTGAAACTCCTAAGGCCACTAATAGCGATACGCCCTTATTGAAAGAAGGTGTTCGTTCACCTACTACTGAAATTAGCACGAAGGCTCTGATAGAAACTGCTAAAGACTTAGCGGACGTTATGTCTGGTAAGAACATCAACGGTGTCGTTTCAGGTCTTGTCAAAAATGGTATACTGCCAGCAGATGTTGGTGGAATCGTTGAAGCCGGTCTTGGTATCGCAGCCTCTGTAATCAAAGACAAACTGGCAGAAATCGACAAAGCCAAAGATGCACTTCTAAAAGCATCCAGTGTTTTACCCGCAGGCGCAAGTTCCTCGCTAAAATCTATTTCATCCATTTCATCTAAAGTAAATGGTGTAACAAGTAACGTTCCTTCTATTAATACTGTTGCAGCTAGAGCGAATGTTGCAACGGTAACATCTAATATTGCAGCCACTTCTAATGCAACATCTTTAGCCAAAAAGATAACAGCCATTGCAGGTGACATTGAAAATACTGCAACAACGGCTGTAGGTTCAGCCGTGGGTTCTGTAGGTGCAAGTGGTAAAGTAGACCCAGCTTCGTTAAGTTTTATTGGCGAATCTCTGAAATCTGGATTTGGTCTTGCTAATGACCCGCAGACGGCAGTGGTTAACGAATTGAATAGAAGAGGTATGTGTCCTCCCGGGTCAACTGCGCTTCTTCGTGCTGCAATCGATGGGGTAACGGATCCGGCTAAGATTTCAGATTTGATTGCAGCCGAAACTAATAAAATGGGTAATGTGGGTGCGGCAATTCCAGCACTTAATACCAAGATTATTGAACAGACTGGTGCTAAACCAGGTCTAGTGAATAAGTTTGAGGAAGCAAAAGCCGCTGCAATTAGTGCTATCGGTGTATCAAAGCCGGAACTTACCGCTCTAGTCAGTAGTGCTGGTTCAGCGTCGATGGAATCTCTTCAAAAGAAAGCGACCCAGGCTGCCGATAATATTTTGAATACTACGACAACTGCCGTTTCTGGTCTGGATCTTGCAAACAATCTAACTTCTGTTACAGCGGGTGCAGCGGATCCGGCAAGTGCGGCCGCTGCACTCGGTGCATCTGCGGTATCAAACGTAACTGGTTCCGCATCCGCGGCAACCGATGCAGTTTCTGGTATAGCTGGCAACTCACAAGGAGCCCTTAACTCGGCAACAGGCAACGTTACAAATGCACTGTCAAACGCGGCATCAAACGTTACGGGAATGTTGGGCGGTTCTTCACCGACCACTACTGAAAAGCCAGCAGAAGGGCAAATTGTCTCGTCGTTCTTGCCGGTATCACCTGCTTCTGTGCCTCCAACTCCTCAAACAGGCGCGGCATCTGCGGATGCAGTTCCTGCGCTACCGTCTACGCAAATTGCAGCGGCAGTAGGAGGACCAACGCAGGCTTCTTCACCGCCTGTTGACCCCAATCCGATAAAGTCTCCATATGGTTCGGTAGAAGTCTCATATCAATGGACAGCATCTAATGGCGTTGTTACGATATCTGCTAAGGGTTCACCAATTGCGTCTGTAAACTTAATTGATAAGACAGATACTAAAACTCCACAATATGAAACATTGATTGCAGCCATAGATGGTGCAATTAAGCAAGAGCGTATCAATAATTATACACCAAGAGTTCCTAAAACTTTTGAACAGAATATTGGAAATGCTCTTTATCCGCAAAATAGCGGTGCGCTGCCATTGACAGAGATTCCGATAATTGCTACAGTTATTCCTTTTATGAGTGACCATGCAATAAAGGTCGATGGATTAAAACCGATAAACTATCAAGCAGATAGAACAAAATACATTATACCTCTCAACAGACCTGAGGGTACAGAAAGTATTGATGCTCAATTAACTCGCGAAATTGAATATACGCAGCGAGACATTGTAGAATTAAATCAAGAAGTTATCGCAGACCCAACTGGGTCGACTGCTAAATGGGATCTTCCTACCGCAGAAGCATGGCTTGATGTTCTTAATGCTCTAAAGAGAGAACAAAAAAACATTATCTTTAACTATAATAAGTGGGTTAGAGATACTAATAATCCTCCTCTTGGACCAGATACTCCAGTATCGACAGATTTAGCATCTGCTAAGGCAGGAATTATAGGCGAATATACTTCAAATCTAGAAAAAGTCAAGAAGACATTTTCGAATAATACTCCGGTAGCTTCACAGGGTGCAAGTAAAGCGGGCGAAGATGGTTCTACCACAACTGTGGTTACCGAAAAATACGGCGATGGTTCAATTGTCAGGACTACAATCGTAGAAGACCAAAAGGGTTTTGCGACTTCACAAAAAGAAGTGACGAGAGTTGCTCCTCCGATTGCTTCTCCTGCACCAAGCACTAATCCTCCTGTTCCGGATTCTATCCAACATCCAGCACATGATGACCCTAATCAAACAGTGACGCAGGCCCCGCCCAATGTGGCTAGTATTCCGGTATCTAATCCTACAAACAATGGTTTTGGCGATCCTCTAGGACAATATCCAAAAGCAAGTCTTGGTGGTAAACCAGATATCAATCCACTAGCTGTAGGTGTAAACTCTCCTCATATTCAAAATGACCCAGCCTCACAGGGTGCAAAACAAGAAACTCTGGGTATAGGTTCTTCGCCTGCCGCAAAGAATGCTGTGCGTAAGAAAGACGTTCCCAAAGCGGGTAGACACGGTGGGTCGTGGTCGCAGCCAGAAACTCCGTATGCAGCAAGATATCCTTACAATAAAGTTACAGCATCGGAATCAGGTCACGTTACAGAAATTGATGACACACCGGGCGCAGAAAGAATTCACACTGCCCATAAGTCGGGTACATTCCAAGAAATTGGACCTAACGGCACCCAAGTAACTAGAATTGTTGGTGATAACTACACAATCATCGACAGTAATGGTTATATCCTCATCGAAGGTAGAGCTAACGTTCACGTTGCTGGCGAATGTAATGTTATGATTATGGGTGATGCTAATCTTACTATGAATGGCAAAGTTAATATGGATGTCCATAACGACTTCAATCTAAACGTTGCAGGTCACTTTGGCTTATCAGTTGGGGGTGGTATCTTCATTCGCAACGATGGCGTATTCTCGCACGATAACAAGGGCGATATGCAAATTCACGGGGCAGGCAACTTTAATTCTACCATTGACGGAACACATAACTTGACTGCCAGTGGTTATAAGGTAACGTCTAAGGGCGACTATCATGTTAAGGTAGCAGGTGTTTCTTATCATACGTCCGTTGGTAATATCAATCAAGACACAGACGGCTCAATTCTCAATAAGGCCGCCGAGACTATCGATAGTAAGTCTGGCACTCATACTAATATAGAGTCTCTGGGTAACACTAATATCAAGGCTGCTGGGTCATTCAATACGGAATCTATTGCGTCGACCAACATTAAGACGGCAAATGTCATCAATGCACAAGCAACAGATTCGATTAACGTTAAGTCTGGCAATGCAGTGAATGTCAACTCCGCGGCTGCAACCAACATCAAGTCGGGCGCGGCGATTAATGCCGAATCCGCCGCCGCTACAAGCATCAAATCAGGAGCAGCGGTGAATGTTGAGGGCGCAGGTAACATCAATCTTAAGGCACCAGAAGTTGCTTCTTCTAAGTTTAGTGCGCCGACAATTGACGTTTCTACGCTAAATGCTGCTACTACTAACCTTAAGGGAACTCATAACGCGCCTGATGATACGACAAATATCAAGGGTAGTGCAAGTCCTGTTTCACCTGGATCCGCAGCAACTGCCGCAACTGCTGGTAATGCTAACTCGGCTGACCCGGCAAGCGAAGCAACTGGAGCAAAGATTGCCACGCTGGCTAATCCAATTCCAGTCGAGAAGCCTGTATCAGTCTCAGCATCTCCGATTGTCGCAGGTATAAGCGGTAATCAGACCAACGGAGCAGGCGGAAATAGCTTACCGATCAACTCTGCCGGCGGCGGCCAGTTTGATGTTAGAGATTTCGAAAAAGAAAATCCAGTAACACACGGATAAAAACATGACAGACACTACGAATAGTAATCCACCCACTGCAAATACTTCTACTGGCGAAAATCCTACGCCAGCGGAAACGCCACCAACTACAGAAAGCAGCACTAATCCGTGTGATTTGGGTGACGGCAGTCCAAGTTTCGTCGATGGGGAAGGGGGTTCTCCAGCATCAACTGCTCCGGGCACACCTGTTCCGCCTGCGGCTGGATTGAAACCTACGAACAAAGAATATATTACAAATCAGCCGTTGCCAGCAATACCTACAAATATCAACTTTAATAATGCAGCTAGAAGCATTAGGTTATCTCACTATTTTACATTGCATGATGTTCTTCATCCGGCACTTGGTGCACCAGGAATTCCTATGGGCGGCAAAACTGCAGGTGGAAGAAGATGGACAGCATATCAAATAGTGCAAAATCTCCGAGACTTATGTGTTCTTTGCTTAGATCCTATTAAGCACCGCTACAGAAATGTTTTGATAACTTCTACATTTAGAGGTGATAGTAACGGCTCTTCACATAATGTTGGTTGGGCAGCCGATATGCAGTTCGCGGCTCATGGTAAATCCATGGGTTCATTAATCAGTGTTGCAAATGATGTTGCCAGATTGGGAATACCATACGACCAATTACTGTATGAATATGCCCCTGGTAGATGTAAGGGCACATGGTTGCATGTGGGACTTAGAAGACCGGCAACGTTAGAAGTTAGAAATCAGGCACAAAGTTTTTATAAGGACAAAGGTTATGGTAGAATAGGACAATTTGATCAAATGCCTGGTCTTAGATAATAACTTTTCGTATAAATACACTTATGGCTACTAAACTATTAAACAGAATATATTCGGACTTCGATCTTTCATTCGCAGCTAATCCTGTGACGGGGGACCTGGCAAAAAAATATGATGTTAATGCAGTAAAGCAGTCCCTTAAAACTCTTATCCTGACCAGATTTTATGAGAGACCTTTTCAACCAAAATTAGGTTCTCCTATCTATGCTATGCTATTCGATAATATCGATGTGATATCTGCCAATAGATTACAATTAGAGTTGGAACTTTTAATATCTAAGTATGAGCCTAGAGTATTGACGCAAAATATTGAAGTAATTCCAGAATATGATTTAAATGCATTTAGAGTTGATTTAACTTTTCAAGTAATAGGCGTCGAAGGACCAGTAACATTTTCAACCATTCTAAGAAGAAGTAGATAATATGGCACAATTAAATGTCACCGAACTAGATTTCTTCGGCATCAGACAAAATCTAAAAACTTATCTCGAAGCCCAACAAGAATTTTCGGACTACAACTTTGATGGTTCGGGTTTGTCTGTATTGATAGATTTGCTGGCATACAACACTCACTATAATGCTACTCTTGCACATTTACTTTCGAATGAAATGTTCATCGATAGCGCAATTAAGCGTGGTTCAGTTGTATCGATTGCCAAGTCTTTAGGTTATACTCCACGTTCTATCATATCTTCTAAGATAGATGCAACTATTACCATCACACCCGCACCATCATACACTAATAATACGTTAACACTAAGTAAGTCTATAGGATTTTCTGGCGCCGGATTAGATGGTGGCAGTTATGTTTTTTATTCTACTCAAGATGTTACCGCACAGAAAAGTGACGGAGTGTTCACATTCAATGTGACCCTAGTTGAAGGTAAGCCTACTACGAATAGTTTTGTCGTTGCATCTGATACGGTATCTGGACCGTTTGAACTTCTAAACGGAAACGTCGATACGTCCACAATCAAAGTTCAAATTCAAAAGTCATCTTCCGAATTAGAATACACCACATTTACTAAGAGCGAAAACATCTTATCTGTTACAGAAGAATCGCGAGTATTTTTCGTCGAAGAAAATTCATACGGAACAACTGAAATTAGATTTGGCGATAATGTTCTAGGTCAGGCCTTGGTGCAGGGTAATATTGTTACCGTGGAATACATGGTAAGTGCTGGCATTTTAGCAAATGGTATTAGCGGAGTTGCAACAAAAAATGTTATAACTGGAACAGGTGAAACTGTTACTGTCTCCGGCACCCGGTCATATGGCGGCGCAGATGCACAGACAACAGATTCTATTCGTTTCATCGCACCTAAATTCAATGCGACAAAGAATAGAGCGGTAACTACCGATGATTATACGGCATTGATTGAGAGCCAATACGGAAATATCAACTCTATCACTGTATGGGGTGGCGAAGATAATGACCCTCCGATCTATGGCAGAGTGTTTGTTTCGATTGAGCCGCTACCAAATAGCATCATCACAGAAACGGATAAGACAGCGATTGCCCGTGATATTATTAAGCCTAGAGGCGTAGTGGGAATTCAACCGGTATTTGTTGACCCGACGTATCTTTATATTAGCTTTAATATTACATCAAGATATCTCAAAAAATCCACATCGGCCAGTGCGGCTACAATAGAAGACACGATGAGAAGCTATTTGTCTAGTTACTTTATCAACACGACATCAAAGGTTAAGAAGAATTTTTATTATTCGGAACTACTAGAACTACTTAATTCGGTATCTCCGTCGATTTATTCTACCAACATCGAATTAAGTCTACATCGCGCATTTGAGCCATTTGCGGAAGAAAACAATAGAATTGTATTTAATTACAATACTGCCATTGCTCCTAACACAGTAAGGTCAAATACATTCACCACAACACTTGCTTCTGGTAAATCTGTCAACTGTTATCTACGTGATAGTTATACAGAAGATTTAACGGTTGGTAATTTAGATTTATATGCGGACACAGATGTTCTATTATCATCTGGCGTAGGAACAATTGATTACACAACTGGTAAAATTAGTATTCCTAGTTTGTATATTTCATCTGTTGTTAATGATTTGTATCTAAGAGTTTACATTAAACCGCAGAGTTCATCACCAGATGTAATTCTTGTGCCAGTGAATGAAAACGAGAGATACACATTTGCAACCACCCCTGCGGTAAATAGTAGTTTGGTGTTAGCACAAGACAACTCTACCAAAGTGGCTGAACGTAATTATATCTCTGGCACAACAATCAATATAATCGGAACTTAATACATGTCGGATTTCAAAAATTCTCTGGCATATTTGATTGCAAATCAAGTTCCAGATTATGTCAGAGCCGAATTTCCTCAATTCGTTCTTTTTCTAGAAAAATACTATGAGTTTCTAGATCAGGACGGAGAGGTAAATAATGTCCTATTGAATGCTGCTTCGTTTTCGGATATCAATAATACCTTAGATGAATTTCTACCATCGTTTCGAGCGCAATATCTCCAGATGTTTCCACAGGATTCTCTGGTGGAGGATCGCCGCCTTATAAAATTTATTAGAGAGTTTTATGAAGCGAAGGGGTCGGAAGAAAGTATCCTATTCATCTTCAAAACTTTCTTCAACGAACATGTTGATATCATCTATCCGTCAACTTATGTATTGAAGCCATCCGATGGTATATGGATAAATCGCGAAAAGATGCGTATCACGACAGATGATACAATTTCGCTTGACCCCTTCAATCTAAAGGGTAAAAAGGCTAAAATATATTCTTATATTAATATTGGTAGTGTCGCGACCTTTGAGACGCATGATATTACTGTTGATGAAGTAACTAGGTTAGCATATTCTACTGTTCCGACATATGAACTTTATATTAAGCATCAAGAAAATGATAGTGTCATTCTTCCTGGCGCAGGAGCAAATGCTAGACCACTGGTGGTAGATGGCGAAATAAAAGCTATTACTGGCGATCCCGCGGTTCATGCTAGAGTTTTTGACCCCGCTGACAACTTTGACATATACGCTAGATTTTATATTCCAGACCACGGATTCATGACTGGCGATTGTGTCATCTACGATCCGATGGAAGGTTCGGCAATTGGCGGATTAGTTCCATACAGACAATATTTTGTTAAAGTAATCGATAGTAGATATTTCAGATTGTATCGCGACAAAATTGCATTACAACAAGTTCCTACAAAGACTTTTGTTAAAAGCAGCAACGTAAATATTTCGAATAATACTATAACCATCCCAGCACATGGTTATAACACCGGCGACATGATTATATATCGTGCAGATACTACCGCAATTGGAGGACTAGACGATTCTGGAGTTTATTATGTTATTAAAATTGATAACAATACCATCAAACTTGCGGAATCTCTAATTGATAGTGACCCTAGGTATTGTTTAGATGATACCTATTTCGCGGAAGACTATGTAACTATTACATCATATAATGAATTAGATCTCACCAACGCGGGAGTCGGTGATTATCATGTGTTATCTAAAGAATACTTTATCAATTTCACCTCGGCTGGTACTGGTGACGAACAGCGTTTCATCGATGCCATGGATGCCGCCGGTAGTGGCTATAATGCAATTCCAGCAGTCACGTTTATTTCTGATATCGGAGCTACAGGAGCAACCGCAGAAGCTCACCTAAATGATACCGGTGGCGTTGAATATGTTTCGATGTTAACCGGTGGTACAGGATATACAGAAGAATCCACAATTGTATCGTTTAGCACAGATACGATACGTTCTTTTGTTTATATAGATGCGCTTACAAATAAGTATGGATATGTTTCTCGTAGTATTACAGATACCGTAGGTATTGTAAGTGTCACGGGCACACCTAATTATGGCTTCTTACAAGGCGAAGTATACTCGATTTCCGAAAGCGGTTCGACTGGTCAATATGTATTCAGTTTCCCAGATACCTCTCTAAATTATTTTGCTGGTGATTATGTCCAGTTTGGTGTAGACAATAGAGCTAGTGTTATTATCGATAGCGTCGATGCACAGGGAAGACCTACAAAGGTAAGAATCTTCTCTAGTGGTAGTGGGTTTGAGGCACAAACATTTACGGCTACGATAACATCGCCATCGGGTTCAGATTGTGTTCTTAGCTTCACCACTGGAGCAATAACTTCGATACAAGAAGGATTCCAGAATCGTCAAGGTATGTTGTCGGATGTTAATAAACTTCAAGACAATTACTATTACCAGAATTACTCATATGTTCTTCGCTCAAAGGTGCCATCTGTTAACTGGATGACTATGGTGAAAAACACCGTTCACCCAGCGGGTATGGCCGTATTCAGCGAACTATTGCTCGGTAGCACGCTAGAGCTAGGTGCAGCATTTGAAATTGACCGTCAGCCAATTCACTTCTATGAATTCCCAACTGAAATTGTTCATACAGTCGAAACTCTGGGTATAGATTATGATATTGCAGTAGAATTTATTAAAATACTTGATGATCTATATCTTGTTACCGATGAACATGTATCACATGTCGATAAAACCTTATCGGATACCAGCAACGGATTCACAGAACAAGTCATCAATGATGTCGGTAAGGGAGTAGTAGATACTACAGTAACCGGTGATATTATTGATACCATCGATTTCGGTAAAACTCTGGTTGATATACCACTTACCACAGACGATATCTATTTTGGTTTCATGAGAACCGTCAGTGAATCCATAATGGGTATGTCAGACAGTTCTACATCCCACTTCTACAAATATCTTGATAAAACGATTGACACCGCGGCACCATATATCCTGGGCGATTATTTTGCAGAAGATTATATCACAGATGCGGATATCATTCTATCCGCTATTGATAATGCATCAATCGAAGTTGCGAAGGGTCTAACAGAAACAGTTGCTTCGGGTGATAGTATACCATATATGGTAATCACCAAGACAATTAATGATACTGTAACTGCGACCGAGACTATCAACTCAATCAATCCTATATATACAATACCAAATGATGACCCTATAGTCACCGATGTTCTAGAAACGTCATTTACAAAAACAATAACTGATGGCGTTTCCGTCTTTGACAATAATTCGACTTCGGTAAGTAAGATTTCTAGTGATAGTTTGCCGAACGGTGTCAATGAAAATCTCGAAATGGATGTTCCTGGTAAATTTGCTTTAGACACCATGCATATCATGGAAGATGTTTCAGCTACTATTGGTAAAAATCTAGTAGAAACTTCCACCGCGAGTGAAACGGGCAATATAAATACACAAGACTACTGGTCATATGATTACACTTCTGGCGCTTATGAAGCAGGCGATTACGTTGGAAGTAACAATTCTATTTAACACAAGAAGAAGGTATAATACTCATGAGAAATAAGGATTTCTTTTCAGCTACAGGTAAGCTGTCTATCGTTGTCAATGACAATGCTGGCAACCTTAAGCAAGAACTAAACGTAACTAACCTTGTTGTTGACACAGGTCTAGACTACATCGCTTCGCGCATGAAGGACACCTCTGCAACAGCAATGTCACACATGGCAATTGGTTCGGGTACAAACGATCCGGCCGCAGGCGACACTACCCTACAAACACAACTTGGTCGCGTATCTCTGCTTTCTACAACTGTTACCAGTAACTCTGTAGAATATGTTGCTACATTCCCAGCTGGCACCGGCACAGGCGCCGTTACAGAAGCAGGTATTTTCAATAATTCGACTGGTGGCACAATGCTTTGCCGCACCGAGTTTGCAGTTATCAACAAGGCTGCAGGTGACTCGATGACAATCACTTGGACGGTCACAGTAGAATAATAGGTAATAAACTGTGGCTCTATTACTAAGAACCCTGGCTAGAAATGAACTAGCAAGAAGTTTCTATCGTGACGTAGTTAACGAGAACGACTTCTTTTATTTCTTTGTGGGTAAAACCACAGAATGGTCAGTGGTTGGCACACCAGACACCCCACTCGATACTGAGTCTTATAACAGCCAAACACATAGAAATATGATGTTTGTTAAGCGCGTCCAACCGTCGGATGCAGTTATGATGATTCGTCGTATCGATTGGGTGGCTGGTACCGTTTATGATCATTACGATGATGTTGATAACTTATCTACCAAGGACTTTTATGTTCTGACGAGTGATATGCGTGTATACAAATGTTTGAACAATAACGACGGTGCGCCTAGTTATAATAAGCCTAACAGCACAGATATCACAAATGCATTCTTGCTTCCAGATGGATATGTATGGAAATACATGTTTAGGATAGAAGCGTCGGACCAATTGAAGTTTCTTACTCCTGATTTTATTCCAGTTCGCAAGATGGCAGGAGTAGGTGTTCCGTTATATGACATCAACGGTGAAATTGATGATATCACCGTAACGTCGGGTGGTTCAGGATATGATTCGGAAGATTTGCCAACAGTTCTTATTCATGGTGACGGTGTAGGAGCTACGGCAGTGGCTGTAGTCACCGACGACGAAATCACCGATATTACAATTACAAATCAAGGCTACGGGTATTCGTTTGCATACATTGAAATAGTAGACAATGGCACAGGCGAAGGTGCTACCGCAGAAGTATCTCTAGGTAGTATTCCAGTCTCCTTAGTTCAAGAAGGTATCGAAGCCGCTGCCGTTCCTGGGACCGTAGATAGAATTAATTTACTTGAAATTGGGCAGAATTATTCCTCCGGTGACGTTCTAGTTACTATATCTGGTGATGGTTCTGGCGCAGAAGCAGTGGCATTTGTAAACGAGTTAGGCAGAATTGAGCGCGTTGATGTTACAAATCCCGGCACGGGATATACTTTTGCCGAGATATCATTCAATAATATTCTGGGCTTTGGTTCGGGTGCTACTGCCACCGCAACTGTTTCGCCGTATTACGGACATGGCGCAAATGCTGTAAAAGAGCTTTATGCCAAAACAGTCTGCCTTTCAGTCAATTTGACAAATGATACCTCCGATTACTTCTACAACAACGATTATCGTCAACTTGGTATTGTTAAAAATCCACTAGATAATGAAATGGTCAATTTTGCGGCAGATACAGGCACTACCTGTTATGTAATCACAGTTGATGATACTACCGTTTATTCAAATGATGACCCTGTTACGACAGACGGTGGTGGAAGATTTATTGTAGCTCAAATTAAAGAGACCACAAATCAAATATATCTTCTTCCCGTAATTTCTGTTATAACAGTTGATTCTGTTTTGACAAATAGTAGAACAGGTGTTACTGGATTGACTATAAATAGTCTAACTAGTCCGGATGTTATTAATACTACTGGCGAAATTCTTTATATAGAAAATCGTCTGCCTATTAATAGACAAGCAGAACAAGTAGAAAAGATTAGAACAGTTATTAACTTTTAAGAGAGAAGTTACACATGGCCTTGGACTTAAATGTATCACCGTATTATGATGATGCTGCGGCAGCAATTGCAAACAATTACAATAGAATTCTGTTCAAGCCGGGTTATGCTGTTCAGGCAAGAGAACTAACACAACTTCAATCCATTCTTCAAGATCAGGTTGGAAAATTTGGCAATCATGTTTTTAAAAATGGTTCTGTAGTTGCCGGTTGTGAGTTCAAACTGGACACTTCGCGAGACTTTGTTAAAGTTCTTGACGAAGATGCTTCTGGATTTTTGATTCAAAATATTGAAGATTATGTCGGCGCTAAAGTAATCGGTCTAACATCATCAATACAAGCTGAGATTGTCCATGCCATCGGTGGCACCGAAGCCGATTCACCAAATCTTAACACACTGTATTTGAGATATCTTACAGGTGACGGTTCTACAGATGCAGTTCACTTTTCTCCGAGTGAAACACTTCGCGTAATACAATCTGAAACTGGCGACCAAGTTGCCGACACCTTTGTAGTAGATAATACCTTCGAGGAAGGCAATTATTATTATGGTAGAGGGTCATTCGTAACTCTAGATAACGGTATTATTTTCTTAGATGGTAAGTTTCTTCCTTTCACTAAAACTACTCTCGAACTACTAAAATATAATGCATATCCATATTTTAGAATTGGTTTTGAGATTGTAGAAAGTATCGTCACACACGAAACTGATCCTGATCTTTTAGATCCTGCCCAAGGCACATTCAACTATGCGGCGCCTGGTGCCGACAGATATGTGACTACCGCTTCTCTGGTCAAATATGCACTAGATGAAACACCCTCGGACGACTTCTCAGAGTATTTAACGATTGTAGGCGGCAAGCTACAAAATGCTGTAAACGAAGACCGCATTTATGCTGACCTTGGTCGCAATCTTGCAAAGCGCACTTTCGATGAATCCGGTAACTATACAGTAAAAGCGTTTCCTATTTTAATCAAGGAACATCTTGACACTGGTACCAATGGTGGTCTAATAGCATATGATGCCGAAAATCCGGCGGCTGGTGGCGATGAGACCCTTCTCGCAATTGGTATTGAGGCGGGTAAAGCATATGTTCGTGGTTACGCATACGAAACCAGACAGACAGAATATCTCGTTGTTCCTAAAGGCAATACAACAAAAGTCATAAACGAAGTTCCTATTTCTACTGCATTTGGTAACTACATTCTAGTTGACAACTTCTGCGGTAACTGGGATATTGCAGCCGGTGATACCGTGTCTCTTCGTAGTGCGGCCGCAAATGCAATTGGTACTTCTGGCTCGCCAACAGGCGGCGCCCAATCAGCTACTGGTGCACCAGATTCACAAATAGGTACAGCTAGAGTTCGTCATATCGTTCACGAGACTGGTACACCTGGCGCATATAATACGCAATTCCGCATGTATCTCTACGATATTCAAATGGCATCTTCATACAACTTCGAAGATGTTAAGGGTGTTTACTATGATACCACTGCCGACGGCCATGCAAACGTTGTTCTGGTGGATAGTAAAGCATACCTATACGAGAGTAAGTTCAACAGTTTACTATTCAAGTTACCTGCAAGAGCTTTGAAGACTACAAATCCCATTTCTGTTGACAATAGTTTCGTCTATAGCAAACAGTTTGATGATACTATTGATAGCAGCAACACTATTACATTCTCGGTAAGTTCACCAGAAAGTTTTCCGTTTACAGTCGGAACACTGACTAATACAGAAATTCTTGATAATATCATTGTCACTACAAAAGCGGCCTGCACTATCAACAGTGTTGCATATGAAATCGGCTCAGTTTTAAATCTACAATCAACTGCTAACGTATCTGTAACCAATACTGGTTCGCAGATTACAATAACTTTCCCAGGAGCAATCAACGCGGCTACAAACATTCGCGTCCACTGTAAGGTACAAGTTGCTGGTGCAAATAAGGTAACTAAGGAACTTAAAGAAAGTGCGGTTGTTGTTCTGGATACAGAAGATAGCGGCAATACTACCGGCACATATAATCTCGGTGCGTCCGATGGTTACAAACTTCGCTCGGTCAAGATTGGCGATTTCGATGAGGCAGCGGCAGATATTCAGACAAGCGGAACAGATGTAACTTCACTGTTCAATTTCGATACTGGACAACGAGATGGCTTCTACGCAAACGCCAGAATTGTTAAAAAACCAGGTGCAAGTCTTACACTGACTGACAAGAAGTTGGTTGTGACATTTGACTACTTTACACACGGTGGTTCACCGTCTACTGCATACAACTTCTACACAGTCGATTCATATCCGGTAGATGATGAAACTACTCCTGCGGGTAAAATTCGCACGGAACAAATTCCGATTTACACTTCTACAACTTCTGGTGTAACATACGATCTGCGTGATACGTTAGACTTTCGTCCTCGCTGGGACGATACTATTACATTCACGACAAGTCCTGCCTCCGCGCCAGTTAATCCTGCAGTAGGTTCTTCACCTAGTGGTCCTACCGGTGGCGCTATCATAACACCATTCCCAACAGAACAGTTTACTACAGATATTGAATATTATCTGGGACGTAAAGATAGAATTGTTATGGATGATGAGGGCGTATTCTCTTCTGTATATGGCGTCTCTTCTTTAACGCCACTTGAACCAGTAGAGCCAGAGAATTCTCTGTCTATTGCGATTGTAGATATTCCTCCATATCCTTCACTGGCACCTAGTGTTGCTAAGTCTGTAGGTAGAACCGATTACGGTGTTAAGTATAAATCGATTGATAATCGCCGTTATACAATGCGCGATATTGGTCAACTGGAACAGCGACTAAATCGTCTTGAATATTATACGTCTCTAAATCTACTGGAAAAATCTGCCAGTGATTTAAGTATTACAGATACTAATGGCTTAGATCGTTTTAAGAATGGTATTCTTGTAGATGCCTTCACTGGACATAACGTCGGTAATGTTTTAAGTAATGAATACCATATTGCTATCGATCCTGCCGCAAAAGAAATGCGTCCATTCTTCTTTATGGAAAATGTCGACCTACAATATGATTCAGCAAACTCGTCTAATATTACAAAAACTGGCGATCTACTGACACTGCCGTATACTGAATTTACGATGATGAGTCAGTTGCAGGCATCTAAGTTCCGCAATTGCACCGGCGAACTTCTGTTCACATATATCGGTGAAATAGAACTTGACCCGCCAGTCGATAACTGGACCGACACCGCGACACTTCCTGATATTTCTGCCAACTTTGACGGTAACTACGATGCATGGGAAACACTTGCCGATGCATGGGGTACCCAATGGGAAGATTGGCAAGATACCGGAACAGGTAGAGTTACTTCCAATACACAGCGTGCCGCGGGTAATACCGCAATACGAGGCGATACTCTTTTCCAAGAAGATATTGCTATCGTAACAACGACAACACAACAAAGACAAACTCGCCAAGGCGTTCAACTTACGGTAACACCGGAAACACAAACTCAAAGAATTGGTCCTAGAGTAACAAATACTTCTATCATTCCGTTCATGCGTTCTATTGTAGTAACGTTTAAGGCAACGAGAATGAAGCCACTTACTCGCGTGTATCCATTCTTTGATGGTGTTACTGTTGAGGGCCATTGCCGCCCGCTATCAGGAGTTGTTAGTGGTACAACAAATTCTGTTCAAAATTCATCACTCGCAACGGGCGATTATGGCGCGCCACTAATCACCAATGCGGCAGGTGAATGCTTCGGTCAATTCAGAATTCCTGCAGGTACTTTCCGTGTAGGAGAAAAACTATTCAGACTTGCAGATGATTCTAAAAATAGAGCCAAGTTTGTTACTACCTCTGCATCAATGACATTCTCGGCAAATGGTTTATCGCAAAGCGTCCAAGATACTGTAATCTCGACAAGAGTTGCCAATGTGGCAGCTACCAATCTCTCGGATAGTAGAACGGTTTCTGATAGCAATACGGCGGTAAATCGTCTAGGCGAAAGAGCAGTGGGCGTTGTTCAAACAACTGTTGTCAATAATACGTTTACCACGATTAATAATACAACAAATGTTACCGAAGTTACACAAGTAACACAGGAAATTAATAATACTTTTGTGACAAACGTAACTAATAATGTCACAAATGTTACCGAAGTTACTCAGGTGACTGCACCAGACCCCGCACCAGTGATCCCTCCAGCCGAATTAGACTTCGAACTAGGGTTCTTTTCAATCGGCCCATTCCAATCTATTGACCCTATCGCGCAGACGTTTATGGTTTCTGAGGTGCCGTTTGGTTGCTATGTCACTTCGTTAGATATCTATTTTAAGAAAAAATCTACGACAAATCCTATCACGTTACAACTACGAGAAGTCGTAAATGGGTATCCAGGTGATAGAGTAATTCCTTTTGGTGAAGTGGTACTATCGCCAAGTCAGGTAAATGTTGATGATGTCAACGGCGAAGCGTCAACTAAGTTTACTTTCCCGTCACCAGTGTATCTGCAAAACAATACCGAATATTGCTTCGTTCTTCTACCCGCGGGTAATGACCCTAACTACGAGATTTGGGTTTCTGAATTGGGCGAAGACCAACTCAATACAACAACTCGTATCTCAGAACAGCCTAATGTCGGTGTTCTATTTACATCTGCGAACAACAGAACTTGGACTGCATGGCAAGCAGAAGATATTAAGTTTAAATTGCAGAGAGCAAACTTCGAAATCGGTACAACTGGAACGGTTACACTGAATACACATGATATCGATTATGCAAAATTTGATTCCTTCTCGAATGGTGCATTTGCTTCCGGTGATAAAATTCATGGCTTCTCGTTTGATATCGTCAATCCGGGCACTGGCTATACACCGACAAACGGTACAGTCAGTCGCACACTAAGCGGCGGGATAAGCACCGGTGGAACGAATGCCACAGTTGATGTCACCATTACGGCTGGTGCTATTACGAATGTGGTAGTAACAAATCCGGGCGCCGGGTATGTAAGCAATCCAACTCTCACTATGAGCGGCGGTTCAAATGCTAATATCAGTGTGACCTTAAATTCTGGTTTCGCTCATTCGTATGATACCTTATACAACGTTGCTAAGATTTATGTTGAAAGTGGAAACTTCACTGTGAACGACTTAGTGGGTAACGGTACTTCCTATGCCGTAATAACAGAACTTGAAGACAAAGTGCTAAATGCATTGGGTGCGAATATTGGATATATGGACCATACTCCATGTCAACTAATTTGGGCATATTCTGCAACGACAAATACTGGTTCTGAGACACAAGCATCTACATCATATGAGAATTTTGTACCTGATAAAACAACGGAACTTACCATCGACGCGGCCATTCGCTCATATTCAAACGAGCAAAATGATCTCGGCGGAGACAAGTCATTTAAAATTCAACTTGGTATGACATCGCAAACGTCTACTGTTTCACCGGTCATCGACCTTAGAAAATGTTCTATGATTGTAATCGCGAATGACGTTAATAATGATGCGACAGATGAAGATATCGGTATCGGTGAAGCACGTTCCAAGTATGTTTCTCGCCAAGTTGTTCTTGATGATGGCCAGGAAGCAGAAGACCTTAAAGTATATCTAAGTCAGTATGTTCCAAATGGAACAGATGTGAAGGTATATGGTAGATTCCTACATCAAAGCGACCCAGCATCATTTGAAGAAAAAGATTGGATTGAATTAACAACCACTCCACCAACAGTTACTTCATCTAGCTTTGTTGAATATACATATGGTATTCCATCAACTGAATTGAATGCTGGCGTATTCGAATATACAACTGATGGTGTAACATACACGGGCTTCAAAACTTTTGCAGTTAAAGTAGTTCTTCTTTCTGACAAAACTAGTGTTGTTCCAAAATGTCGTGAACTTCGTGCAATAGCTTTGCAGGCATAATATGTCTCAAAGATATCATCTGGACGACACAACTAAATATGTTAGAGATGGCCATTCGAAAGCCATTATTTCTACCGATGTTGTCGGATTAGCGGCATACAAAGCTAGAAAAAACAAAGAAAGAGAACAAACAAACCAGCTTCGACAATTTGAAAATGATATAAATAGTGTGAAACAAGAGATGCTAGAAATCAAATTGTTGTTGCAACAAGTCTTACAGAACCAAGGTAGATAGATATGGCCACAATTACACTTAGATCCGTAAAGGGGTCACCACTTACAAATACCGAAGTTGATAATAACTTCAACAACCTCAATACTGATAAGTATGAATCGGGGTCTAATCCCACGTTTGGTAATCTTACCCTAACTGGTGATTTAAAGCCTTCTATCTCGGCTACTGTTTCTGCGGCAGGAACAAATCAGTCTGGCGCAACAGAACTTTCGGATGTTTATAACATTGTCACTACGGTTGGTTCTGGTGCAGGTGTTAAACTTCCAACAGCCGAAGCCTCATTGACTTATACAGTTGTTAATACTACTGCCACAAATCTGTTAGTTTATCCAAACGTATCAGACAAAATCAATGATGGAACGGCTAACGCGGCTGTTACTGTAGCTGCTGGCTCATCTGCTACTTTTATTGCTAAGGATGCCACAGATTGGTATTCGCTTACATCTCTGTTGGTATTTGATTCGAGCGGCACTAGACTAAATTAAGGTTATAGAAAATGAATCCTTTAAAGATCAAGGCATCTGCTACGCCAATTACGTCTGCAAACTTTCAGGGTTTACAGACCATGTCGAATGCAGAAGTTAAAAATTATATTGCTAATAAGATCACAGTAGGATTTGCGGCGGCGGTAAATAATGGTTCTAACACTGCCGACCTTAATGTTGATACTGCAAACGCACTTTCTGGTACCGCTATCGGCACATTTGCTGATACTGACAGAACGGAAGCGACTGGTACTCACCCTGCTACTGGTGCGATAACTACCACAACTTATTATGCAAAGCAAATTACTGCTACTGACAATGGTACAATAACAAATCGCCCCCTACAGTATGATACTGCAATCCAACAGATGACAGATGCGCAGATTCGCAACGATATTATTGATCAAGCGGTTACCGCCATGGTCACAGAATCGACTTATACTGCCGGTCAGTATCGTCTTGCTGGCTCAGCGCCAAGCGGCGGCACATGGACCGCTCGTTATACAATTACAGATGTTGCAAATGGTGGTAATACAACTTATTACATTTGGCAGAAGACTGCGGCTACAACAACACCTGATGCCGATCTTCGTCCTCTAAAGACATACAGTGGCAATAACGTAAAGCAAATGACGGACGCCGAAATACAGGAAATGATTCCTTATTTCAGAAATCGCATTATCAGTACCAATGTTGGCACATATAAAATTCAAGCCTCTTCGCCAGTAGGCGGCACTTGGGTTAGCATGGGGTCTGCCTCTGATACTCGCGAACAAGTATCTTCTGTAAACTATACCGGCTCGTATGCTGGTACTAGAACATATTCTAACGTAGCATATGCTGGCACTAGAACGTATACTCCCGCAGGATACGCAAATACTTTTGCTGGTACCAGAACATATTCTAACGTAGCATATGCTGGTAATAGAACTTATTCGAACGTAGCATATGCATCATCATTTGCGGGTTCAAGAACAAAAACATTCTCTGGTTCCAGAACCTATTCTGGTTCATATGCAACTAACTTTGCTGGAACCAGACCATTCGCAGGTTCGAGAACATATTCAGCCAGTTATACACTCTTCTATGGTGGTTTTGTCGGCGGCACTTTTGCGGGTTCGCGAACTTATTCAACTAGCTATGTATCAGCATCAACCAATTTTACCGGAACATTTGCTGGTACTAGAACATATTCTAACGTAGCATATTCTGGTTCATATGCTGGTACATATACCTCAACTTTCTCAGGTTCGCGAACATACTCCGCCAACTATTCCGGTTCTAGAACTTATTCTGGTTCATATGCAAACTCGTTTGCTGGTTCGAGAACATATTCTGGTTCATATTCTGGTAACAGAACATATTCGGGATCATATTCTGGCACATATGCAGGCGATACAATTCAAGCAACTAAAGATACAGTATCAACAGTATCTCTATGGATTCGTACCGCTTAAACTATACTATATACTTTATATTATTTCTTTTTATGG